CCCAAACAGCGGTTGTATAGATTAACCTCTCTACAAGTTTAAAATGAGATTTGGCTCAAAGGTACACTACGCACCATAATCAACTTGAAAGAACTTTTCACAAGCAGATGATGAAATATGCGCCCCCAGGCGCAAGCTTGTTATGTTCTCACAAAGTTGAGAGATTTCATATTCCTCGAATTTATACCTTCGCTGAAGGCTAATTTCATCCAATATGACTCTCGGTGTTGTAGTGTGGGTTTTGTTTTGCACACAAAATACATCGGTATTAAGGTAATGTTGTTCTTTTACAGCTCTCATCTGAGATGTAATCTCAGTTGAGGTATCAACAAAACGTCTTTCCAATGCATCCAGCAACCGTGATCGTGGCTCATGTTTAAGACCCATGACTACGACAGATAAGAATCTATCCATTCTATCCTGCCAAGACATTTTCTTAAACTCCAAATTAGTCAATCCTAGTTGTTCAGCTTGCATATCACCTTCCAAAGTTCCAAAACCTCGAAAAATAGTGCCGTAATTGAGACATGAGTAATACATGCCATCAATCGCCATTATTGGTGATCTTTTTAAGAATTGTAAATTCTCAAACTGCAAAGCTTCATCAACAGTTAATTTATGACCAACCATTAGAGCCCCAATCCTAATACACTCCTCAATTGTATCATCAACAAGTCCACAGTTAATGACGGCATGTATTGAACATGCTATCATAAAACTAGCACAATGATTGTTGATAGTAGTGAGTAGTGTTCCTGATCCTTCAAAAGGTCCGTCAAAATCCCAACTCAAAGTCTCATCTCGATTTGATGGATTCACGAGTGTCATTGGTTTACAACACTGTGAAATCAAACCTAGCGCTCGACTATGAGAGAAATCAGACAATAGATTTCCAACTAGCTGAAATATTGGAAATCTATTAGAAGCATCACATGATGAGATATCAAGATTATACATATACACTTTCCCTCTTATGTTTCCAACAAACATAGAGTCATCGCTGTATATGACAATAATCGAATTACCAGGCATCATTGAAACCTCAAAGACTTTTCGAAACATACTATCCATTTCCCCATCTCGGGCCTTAGACATTATGTAAATCGTGGTGTTGGTGGTTGTACCTTGCAGTTCATAACAACCATGAATACAATTCTTTATGTATTCAGGCAACTCACTTGAGTAAATACCACCAGCACCATAACTTACAAACAACCTAGGGACCTTGCCAGGTTTAGCAAATTCTTTCTTAACACATGCTTCCAACCTCTGGACCAATGTATCTAAATCATCATGCAATTGGACACTCTTAAAATAACTTCTTCTAAGAGCCCTCTTTACATGATGCATATCAACATTTGCACTACGAGAGTCATACATGTTCAAATAAGTAAGATATTGACTATAAACGGTATAGTAACCCCAATTTCCAAGATCCTTGTAGCCATCAACTACAGTTTCGAGGAAACCCCGGGTACACCTTTGTGACAACTGACGAACACCAGTACTAATAGTTGTACGGACATGAGCAAAAACTTCATCCCAGTTAGAGATACCTACCTCTTCCTGGATGTTACCTTTCATCTCCAATGTAAGTGGCACGGCTGCAGGGTTACTGGTAAATCTACCAATTGTTTGCAACACTCCATAATCATCGAGAGCTTCCTGGTCTTTCACCCATAAACTATCAGAA